TGTGCATTTTGTATTATAGCTTCTTTTATTTGTGCTGATAATGTTATAACTTCTCCAGCAAAAATTTTCCTTGCGGTAATTATTTGGTCTCCAAGCATAGCTTCGGTAAATTCAACAAATTTAACTTCTATAGATGAAGTAAAGTTCCCAGCTCCGAATCCATCTACTCCTCTTACTTTATAGTATCTAGCGGGATGAACAAAAAATTTAGAAGTTGTATCTGGTGGTGCTACCCAGCTATCTACCATTGTAAATTTTCCTAAAGTAGTATCATAAGTTGAAATCTTTAATTCCTCACCTATGCCAGTCCCAGATATTATTTCGATATAACTACCTTTCCAATAGTCAGGACCCCAACCAGCAAGGTCAAGGTCAGTAACATAATTTGTATTAGCTATTCCATTGTCATCAGGTATTCCATTCTGAGAGCTCTCTCCAGAAACAGTGCAAAGACGACCTGAGACTTTACCAAATAAAGATTGTTCACCGCCCCAGGCGTCAGTCTTAGAAACGTAAACTTCATAGTAATCATTATCTGTTTCAACGTCAGTCCAGTATAGTTTTGATATATTAAATAATGTTGTAGCTCTTAACGATAGAGGGGCAGACGGAGCAGAATTTACAGGAGTAACAGATACAGATTTTAAAGAATAATTACCACTCTTATTAATTGCCCGAATATAATAAGTGCCTGGTGATCGATTGGTAGGTATTAAAACTTTTTTATTTGTTAATCCTCTATAAATTAAATGAGTATTATCAGTCCCAAAATTAGCATTCTCATCACGAATTTCATATCCAGCTAAATCATAATCAGTAACTATTCCCCAAGATAATTCTATATCTTTATCCCAATAATAAGAAAAATTTTCTACATTAGAAGGATTAGCTGTATTACCTTCAAGTGTAATTGCATTTGAAACACGGCCGTCAGATATAATATCATTCATAGATACTGTTTTAATCCTAACATAATAAGTTACATCAGTTTCAAGATTGCCGCTTATTCTAAAAGTTGTTGCTGAGACTGAGGCAACGCCTATCGGTTTATAATCATCAGATCCTTTTTTCAATTCAATAGAATAATTTCTTAATAATTCTATTTTAGTTGCTGGAGCTGTCCAACTAACATCAATATTCAATACCCAGGTCCCATCAGTATTAGCCCAACCAATTTCTGACAAAGCAATATTAGTGACATCAGTTACAGCTACATAAGGATTAGATGGAGAACCATAATCCCAATCATCAAACGTAGATCCATATCCATCATCTAATATAGAACTATTATATGCTTGACATAAATATCTAGCATTACCAAAATTAACTTCATTTATTTCAATTATTCTAACTAAAGCAGCTGTCCAATTTGGTCTAGAATGAGTAACTGAAACAACATCGTAAGGTTCACAGTGCATCGCCTCAATATTAGATTCGAACTCACACCAAATATCAGTTAATTTACTTTCATATAATATTTTTTTTGCTTGCCTTGAAGCTTGCGATTGTCGAATAATTCCATATTCTTCTATTTTCATTTCTTTTAGACCACGAATTTCTTGGTCTAATTCATCTTCAGCCCAGGCAATACGTTTAGGATTTTTAAGTTCTAAAGGTGAGATCCACTCTATGTTTACTCTGTTAGGCATTTCATCAGCTTTACCATATCCATACTTAAAAGAATCTTTAGTTATATTATCTTCTGTAAATGCCTGAACCGCTGTTTCATCTGCTTTCTCAAAAACTATTTTGTATTTAGCACCGCTTGTTATTAATTGAGCGTTGCAAGTAATTAACATTTTAGCTAAGTTATCTAACGCTGAATGCTTTGTATCGAGGACAATATCTAATTCATATCTTGGTTCGGTAGAACTTGATCCATTATCTATATTTATTGCACAATGTTCAAAAAAATCACCAAAGCTATCATCATCTATAAACTCTGAAGATATACCGCAACCCCCAACAACAATACTTAACCCCATATAGTCACGTATTACCGCCGCTGGATTTTTAGAAAAAGATTTAGTAGAAGTCCATTCTGATATCCCTGAATCCCATGTCTCTATTTTTCTTGCTTTTAAGGTAGCGGCAATAGTAGGGTTACTACTTACTTTATCTCCTTTAGTTAAAGTAACGGCAACATAACATACGTCTCTTAATCCTTTTACTGTTGCGGATCCTCTAGCGTCAACATTCTGCGTTGATGTTCCGGTGTATGCTGTATAACTACAACCAGGTAAATCTTCTATAGGTTGCTCATCAATAAGAATATCTTTTACTGAATGGACTTCTCCAATACATAAAGCAATAAAACGTTGGACAGTCTCTCCAGGTTCAGATTGCCATACTATATTACCTCCAACAATAATAGAACCACCATAAATTATTGGAACTATTCCTTCGTTAGAAAATGTATTATTTATAGTTTGTGCTGTATATTTAGAACCAGTTAATGTTGCTTTATCTAAATTAGTTGCAGTTGATAATGAATAGGCTATTGAGGCTACTGTTAATATTGTTATGATTGGATGAGCCCATGCGGTAGCAACGATTAATGATCCAAGAGCCCAAACCATAGCACCTATAGGAGCAGCATGAGCATACTCAATGCCAGATAAATAAAACACTATAAATAGTAAGAATATTCTTTTAATCATTTGGTCTATACCCTGATAATATAAATTCTTTTAAATATCTTATTCTTGTAAGACAAGAACCAACTACTCTATCCATATGTAAAATTTGTTTATTATTTATACATACTCCTAAGGCACCAATACTTTTAGGATCTTTAATAATAACAATATCTCCTTCTTGTAAATCATTAACGTTAATAACTCGTTTAGAAAAAGTTTTTAAAACAGATACGATACGCTCCTTATCATTCTTAATATCCCTAAAAAATATTTTCTTCCCATCAGAAAAAGGAAGTATTTTATCTTTAATGAAACTATAATATAAATGAACAATGCCCCGACAATCACATCCTTTGAAATCTTTGTGATTTAATTTAAAAGGTATTCCAATAAGTTTGTTTAAATCCATATTTTATTTTGTTAATGGTATAGTATGAAAACCATGATAATTTGCCGTATTTGAAAATGTATCTCCGCACCTTGATAAAGTTTTATCGCACCCACGATAAACTACATACGCATCGCCAACTACTACAGCATTGTCTAAGGCATAATCTAAAGTCAATTTATCTGAAGCGGCATCAAAGTCTAAAATCTTTCTTGATGAACCATCATTGTTGCCAGAAGTAAAGGTTACTACACCCCAATTCCAATAGTCATCAGCTTGAGTTAAATTAGTTGTATCAATTAATGTAGTGGTTGATCCGCTAGTAGCTGAGCCAGTAACCTTATTCGCAGCTGCTTCTTTATTAATTTTACAATAAGCATCACCAAACCGAGCGTTACATTCTATTTGGTATGGCCAACCTGGTTCAAAACTTAAAGAACCTATAATAGGAACACAAGTAGCCATTGCACTACTTCTCTCAAAACTTATGCCTTGTATCTTTCCGTCAAAAACAATTTTTGCATCTAAGTAAGAACTTAAATGATCACGAAAGATAAGCCTAGTAACAATGCGTTTATTCCTAAAATCATGAGCAGCAGCATAAGCACCCATAGCTTTATTAACATTATCTACTTGATAATTGATTCGTTCTATCTCCCCACTAGCGGTTTTCTTAGCTGCGGTTCTTGATACTCCTAATGCAGTATAAGTTTGAGTGGCATGTCCAATGTATGTAAAAAAAGTTATAGGAAAATAAAAATTAACAAAGTGTAGAGTATTAGAATCTTCAATCGTTTGGCTACCAAGATAAATATCATGTATTTCTACAGGTTTATTTTGGAGTTGATTTTTAATTGCTATTAATGTTGCTGTAAAACTTAACATATTTTTTAAGTGCTTGTTGAACTACTAGAACTACTTGAACTAAATGAACTACTAGATGAGCTACTAGATGAGCTACTAGAAGAACTACTTGATGAACTAAATGAGCTAGATGATAAGCTAGAAGAAAAGCTACTGCTTGATGAACTTGAGCTTGACGACCAACTACTACTTGATGAACTGCTAGAACTGCTTGAACTAGAAGAACTTAGCGATGAGCTACTTGAAGAACTCGATGAGCTACTTGAAGAACTTGAACTGCTAGATGAACTCGATGAGCTAGAACTCGAACTTGAGCTAGAAGAAGAACGGCTTGAGCTAGAAGAAGAACTTGAGCTTAAGGACGAACTTGATGAGGACGAACTTGAATTCCCAGCTGGAGCATTATAAGAAGTCCAACGAACTTCCTTTAACTTCATTCCAACGTGTAACAATTGATATGCAGCTAATTCTCTAGTTAATTGATCATCATTAAAACGAACTTTAAAATAATATTCATACGATAATAATATTGCACCTGAAGCGGGTATAGGACTAAATGTAATATATGATTTCTCAGTAACAAAATTATTACTTAAAGTGTAATTTGTATTTGCCACTCCAGCGACAGTGCAAGTGCTATTGCCAGTAGTGTCAACAGGAAAATTTGCTAATAGGAATGTTGCTGTTCCGCCATCGGCGGTTCCAACAGATTCAGTCGAAGCTTCGAACTCAGTTAATATTTTAATAAGAAAATAATCATAAGCGCCTTTTCTATCTATATAAAAATTCCAAACGATATCCATGTTAGCTTTGGATAAAAACTTACAGGTAAGATTATAATCTCTTATTCCATGATCCAATAAAGCATCACGATGTTCTTTACCAGTCTCAGATTCAGTAATATTGGTATTGAAAGAAATGCTTTCTTTTAAGCCAAATTCAGGTGTTAAAGTTAATATGTCACTACTACCCATTTATTACCCCCATCTTTGAGAAGTCTGTCTTAATGGACCATTATCTTTTATATTTTGGTTAGAAGCGTTTGTATAAATATCGCCATTCTGTTGTAATCTTTCTCTAAATGACCTCTCGTCAATTGTATTAATATAATAATTATTTACTGTTCCGCCACCCCCCATACTTTCACCACGATTAAGTTTATTCAAGTTATCAACACCTAGAGAAGCCATGCCCCCTCTATTAACAACACCTTCACCTTCAAGTAATGTTGCCTGGACCTCACCACCATTATGAAACTTTTTACGAATACCAGCACCAAAACTATCTTCTCCAGACATTATATACCCGCCGGTATGGCTAGCTATCGGTGCAAACCCTAAAAAGCCAGCGGCACTTTTCCATATTTTCATTAATATTAATTTAGCAATGATATCTGTAATAGTTTTTAACATTGTATTACCAAAAGAGACTACTGTGTCTTTTAACCCTTCAAAATCACCTTTCATAACTTTGAAAAAACCATCAGACATAGAGCTAGACATCTTAGTTGCGAAAGATGTCATGAATTCTAACATACCGTCAAATGCTGGTTTCATATCAGTGTTAGCATTTTCAAATAATCCTTTAATTTCAGCAGCCATTTTTTTAGCGGTTTCACTTGCTATACCAGTTAGCTCCGCATACATATTTATCATATCGTCAATAGGATGTTTTACATCTTTGCTTGCCTTATCAATTTCATCTACTATAAGTTGAGCGGCACCTTTACTATCTTCTCCAAATTGATTTATTGAATCACCCATAGCTATGAAACCATCAATAACTTTTTTGCTACCAGGAACTAACGCTATTAATCCCTCTTTCAAACCTTTTATTTCATCTTTTACATCTTTTGGGAATAATTTGTTTATTGCCTTTCCTAAATCTGTAATCCATCCTATTACAGTTAGAATAACAACAGTTAGTGCACGTGCACCTTGAAGAAAGTATCTCCAGAATAATCTAATTGATACAGTGACACCTATAACCGCAGCAGCAATTCTATCCCAAGTTAAAGCAAAGTTATCTGTTGCTTTACGACTTGCCTCCATATCTTTAGTATTTTTTTTAATTACAGCTCCTACCATCATCAATGATGCTCTAACAAGTGGCGCTTTAGTTATTATATAACCAAATTGTTTTTTATAATCTGCGGTTGTTTGGCTTAATACAGTTCTTTGCCCTTCAAAAGTTTGAGCCATTGCCTCAGCTGTACCTTTAACCGAAGATTCAATAGCTTTTAATATCTCATCAAAAGAACCATATTTAGCAGTTGTTTCATCAATTGTAATCCCATATCGTTTCAAATAACTAGCTTGCCCAGTAAAAGCAAGACCTAATCGTTTGGCTATTGCTTCCGTATTAACACTAGCACTTCCACTAGCTTTTAACGCTGCAGTCATATCAAGCATTACTGGAAGAACTTTTTTTACTTGAGATTCAGATAATTTATAATTAGCTAAAAGTGCAGCTGAAGCAATAATTTGATCATTGCTAAAACCAGTTAAATCTTGCAATTTATCAGAGTATTCAATTATAGCTTTTTTTCCAGCAATTGAACCTTTACCTGTAGCGGCAAATGCGGCCGCTAATTTCATCTCAGCATTTTCTTGAGCTATAGCAGCTTCAGTAGTTTCTTTGTATAACTTCATAATCGGCCGCATAGCAAAGAAGTATAATAGCATTATATTCCGTAAAGCGCCTATTTTCCCTTGAAGCTCAGTAATCATGTAGCCATGAGTTCTTGCATGCCGTCCAGCCTCATCATGGCCATGTGTCATCTTTTTTAAATCTTTTTGAGCTCCAGTACCAGTCTTCTTGATCTGGACTCCTACTTTTTTCATAGAGTTTATCTGTTCATTACTAGCCCTCTTCAGCTTACCGGTAGCTAGATCCTCAAAACTCAAAACAACTTTAAATTCTTGTTTTCCAGCCATATTACACCTTGTATTTATTCTCCATCGCTTTAATTTCTGCTGATTCTAAGATATCAAATATATCTAATAACTTTGCCGGTTGCTGCGAAAGACTTCCAGGAAAAGGTAGGAATCCTTTTTTGTAAGCTTGATAATACCTTATGTATATCTTTATCTCCGGCGGTAAAAGCTTTGCTATACATCTTTTCGCTGGTTTTCCATCAATCAAATATGGTTGAATCGGTAAATCATTACAACCGCGAAATTTCTTTTGGTGTTCATTACAGTCGTGGCAATTGAGGCCTAAGCTTGATACCTCAACCGCCAATATTAGTTTTTTTCTAGTTCTTCACCTACCTGATTTTCTCCCCAGATTTCTGAAGCTAATTCGTTTATAGCATATAGAGGGATCATTTTTATTACTTCATCAGTAACAACTTCAATTTCGACGTTAAAGACCTTTTCTTTCTTAGTAGCAAATTTAACTTCTATATCCATAAGCTTAAAATTCTTAAACCCTTTTAATCCATATTTTATGAGAGTAAAATTATTTTGAGTATAATCATTTTCGCCTTGGACATAAACTGGTTTGCCATCTTCAATTTTTATTTTACCAAAGCTAGCAAGAAACTTTGATTTCATAATAGAGTCTAAAGGACCTATCAACCATATTGTTGGGTTCTTTATATCTTTTTCTAATATGTATTCTTTCACCATTCCTACACCGATTGGATCAATCATAAACCTCCTTTTTTTAATAGTTATAACTATATGTTTTTTTAACTGAATTTAACCTTTTTGTTTTAAACCATCTATCCATTCTAGCTTTAGCCCATTTAAAGGTTTGTGAAGATATACCTAAAAATCTTCTTTTTATCGCGGTCTCTTCGTGATGGATTATCGCAACCATTTCTCTATTAGGTTTTCCTCGAGGAAGTATTCCTACAGTAAAAATGTTATCAGCTATTTTAGAAACACGCACCGCATTATACATAACCCCTTTTCTATATAATGCTCTATGAGGATAAGGTGCATTTTCTCTTGTTTTATCTTTGATAGTCTTAACTGATAATCTCTTGAATGCCGAATTATCATCAACATTAGTCTGAGTGCGAATATTCTTCTTAGATTCGGTTGCTACTTTATTAGCTATTTGACTTAATACTATGCTAGCATTCTTGAAATCAGGAATGCTTAATTTAGCTTCTATTTTACAACCGAAACTACTTTTCAATTCAGCTCCTTCTCTACTTATGTAGAAGTGCTAGAACTTGAGCTAGAACTTGAACTAGAAGAACTAGAACTTGAACTAGAGCTCGAAGAGCTAGACGATGTTCCCATAGTTATACTTATCTCATCATTTCCGCCGTCACTATTTTTACAGATTTCACAAGTTGCATTTACTACTCTTATACCATCCCTATCCCCTGACTTTACTTCAGTGTATCTTACAGCTGGAAGTGAGAAGTAAAGATTGTTACCATTCGAATCATTCATCGTTATAATAACCGCCATAGTTGCACTAGACAATATCTTTGCATAAAAATCATGATCAGTAAGTGCAACCATTTCTGGATCAAAAGTCATTATTGGATTTCTACCAGTTATCTTTGCGTAATCAATACCAGAAGCATCTTGTGGCCGAGGAGATATAACTACTTCATTCTGTAAATCAATTTCACAAGCATCTAATACCAACGAATCGCTATCGATAGTAACCGTTGCGCCCATAAAAATAAATGGAACTTGGACTGGGTACGTAGGAGTCAACAACGCTGTATCACTATGAGAAGAATATTTTCCTTGCATAGCAAATTCACAAAATACCGGCTCACCTACTTTGAATTGGAATTTAACATTACCGGCACAACCACACATAAGTTTTCTAAAACCATCTTCATAAAGAGCGTATGAGGCGGTAACAAAGCTACTAGATATAGGAACGTAAATATTAGACACTCCAGCTGAGAGAGCTTCTGATAATCCGCAAGCTCTTAAGAAAGGTGTTATCGGCAATGTAGTTCCTTTTGAACCTGAGACAGGCCCCATAAGTTCTGCTTTAAAACCTAGTGACATCTTCCTGGCCCCAGGAACCGAAGGAAATCTAGACATAGTTTTTATTACTGGGTTTCTTTTGAACTGTTCAGGCTCAATATCCATTACTGGATCATAAGCTAAGATTGTAGCTTGTGCGGCTGCTAAAGCTTCTGCGTTACCAGATATAGTTTCAACTTTCCCGGCTAATTGCGCAATGCGTGTTATTTTGCTCATTTTTTTACAAACCTCCTTTAAATTATCCTATCTGTAATAATAATCTCTATATTAACGACATGACACATAACTGAACCTAGGAAAGCCGTTGAGAATTCTCCAATGATAGGTATATGAACTATTTCTGCTTTTCCATTCAATGTCGGATTACTAATAAAACTGGCACATATTGTTTCAACGAGGTCTTGGAATGTTTTTTCTGTTTCTCTTTCATCATAAAAAGAATAGAACCCTCGTATATTAAAAACATTTCTTACATCCTGGACATCACCATTACCCCCATGGCCAACTCTCTCAAAAGATTTTCTTTCTATATCCCAAGTGTTTACTTTTGAATCTTTAACAAACAAATCTCTATATGTAGCTAAATCACTACAGTAGCGTTTATAATCATAAACGTGTTCTACTCCAGAAATAGCTTCTAGGTTAGTTTTTATTTGTGTTCGAATTAAAGCTAAAGACATTTATTCTTAAAGCGGAAGGATAGAATTCAGGTATTCAAAACTTGTCTTCTATCTCCGCCTTCTCCTTTTTACTCTTTGCCTGGGGTATTAGCGAAATCTTGATGGATGCGTCAGCATATCACTTTTCCATGAATACTCAAAATCGAGATCCTTCACAGAAATGCCAGCTGAAGCAGCACCAGTTCCCTTAGATTCTTCACCTAAGCCCATTAATGAATTATAAGTTGCTATCTTTTCTTTAGCCAATGAGGCATAAAGATCAGATTTTCGCTGATAGTCAATAACGTCAGCTTCGATTGTCGAATCTGTGCTTTGTGCAAATTTTGCCGCGAGAGCCCAGAAACAAAGAGCGGCAGCTAAATTTATAACTGCCTCTATATCATTATCTTTTATAGTGCAAGTCGCCTCACTAAACTCATGAGGTAAAGCATATTCATATCTTATTTTTTTCCCAGTAGCGGGGATAAAGCTAAGTATTCTAAGATAAGTTGTTACTACAGTAGCAACAAGTTTCTTAAAATATTTCCAGTTATTATCTTCTACGTATGAAGGATTTTGAAAATCATCAGCGGGATATTCAATCTTTCCTACAATGTAAGAATAATCATCTATCCAATCATCTGGTAAAGCAAAATCATAAGCACTGCCATCGCCGTCTTGTTCTTTTATTTTAGTGTATGGTTTAGTTTTAGAGAAGATAATTACAGCTTGAGACAAAATTCTATATCTATCATCAGGCGACAATTGTTCAGCGTCATCCTGTAAGGCAGTATTCAATCTCGCTAAATAATCTTCTCTAGTATAACTCATAATCTACTCCTATGAAGATTCAGAACTACTAGAACTAGATGAAGAACTTGAGCTTGACGAGCTTGAGCTAGAAGAACTAGAGCTGCTTGAGCTTGAACTAGAACTGCTTGAACTTGAACTAGAACTAGAGCTAGATGAGTGCTGTGTCTGATCTCCAGAAGATTCTTTAACATCTTTTGAGCCACCCAACTTTACTCTTTTTCTAAAGTACATGATGATATTGCAGTCTTCTTCTTTTAGATTATATGCTCCGCAAGCTACATTCTCACAAACTATTCCAGCTCCAGCGTTATTTTTAAACGGACATTTGTAAGCGGGCACTCCCATTATCTATCTCCTTTTGGGTAATCCCGGCAGAGAATTAACTCTGCCGGGAGACTATCCTTACGTGCTTGTACTCGAACTAGAGCTACTTGAGCTACTTGAACTTGAGCTACTTGAACTTGAGTTTGAACTTGAACTTGAGCTACTTGAACTTGACGAACTTGATGAACTTGACATATCTCCTTGAACGTATAGATCAAAGATTTTGAAGAAATTCCCAGCTGGCCCACCAAACTCTAAGTATTTACTTACATGCTCAGTTGTAGTTATCTCTACTTTCACATAGCGTCCATACTTCTGTGTTGTTAAATCAAATTCTTGCCAGATACCAGTATCTTGCCATGTTGTAATCCCTGATTTGACTGCTCCGCCCCAAACTGTCTTAGAGTCACTTACATAGATGTTTACATTAGTTGGATCCCAACTCAAATCTCCGCCACTTCTTCCTCTAACTTTACTTACCCAGCGACTTTGAGCTAAATCGATTATGAACCAATGAGTTTCATCAGCAGAATGTTTCCAAACGCCTGTTCCGTTAAGAGCTGCTTCAATAGTAGTTGCTCCACCATCATCGCCACAATCTGAATCAAGATCAGCACTTGTAACTCCAAACCAATCTTGATTTAGAGAACTTGAGCTGCTAGATGAACTTGAGCTACTAGATGAGCTTGAGCTACTAGATGAGCTTGAACTGCTTGAAGAGCTTGAGCTTGAGCTGTATGAACTGCTAGACGAACTTGATGAACTAGAACTGCTCGAAGAACTTGAGCTACTTGAAGAACTGCTTGATGAACTTGATGAACTTTCTGAACTGCTTGATAAACTAGAACTGCTAGAAGAACTAGATGAACTTGAGCTACTTGAGCCATTTCCTTTAACTGTTATATTTAAAGCATACCAATAACTGCCATCACACCAAAACTCAGCAGATTCATATAACCCTATATTAACAGTATCATAGCTAGCTCCACCACCATTAAAACCAGCAGCAACATAAACATTACATTGCCCACTTGACGTAACTAAAAGGCTTACACCTTTATATACATCAGCGGCAACAGGCAAAGTTAATGTGGCCGTAACAGATAATTTT